AAGTAGAACAGTTTAATGAAGCAGGACCCGATTCCAACTCTACAATAGATTTAATGTTTCAGAGAAATAATTTGGCTAGTGGTAGTTTAAACTTTTTTCCTGAAGCTGGTGATGTGTGTGATTGGAATGATTGGTATTGGGAAATCAACGGAGTAACCGAACCACAACTTATTGGTGGTCATCCTGGATTTAATCATGCTATAAAAGCAACAGCACATAGAAGTAGATTATCGTCAATTAATATAGAGGAAAGACCAAGATAATGGCTATTCAACTACTAGATAAAAAACTTGTGATGAAACCAAGAAGGTCTTCTGTGGTTAAGGTTGAAAAAGAACTTGACTTTGTGGAAAATTATGATAGTGATAGTGAAAATATCTACCAAGAACCAAGAGCTGATAAGTTTGATGAGATAATAGGTTTGTTAAAGCAAGGTAATGTATATGGGGAGAAAGATAATATCACATTAGGTGCTGTAGATGTTCCTATTGAAAAACAAATAGCTATTGATAAGGTATCAACCAAAGGATTAAAATCAGAAACATATAAAAATGATTCTAAAAGTAAGTTAGATAAACTAAGGAAACTACGCCGTGGCAATTAAACCAATAACAAACGAAGATGCTCCAAATGTATCTAATGTTAATCGAGAATCACAAACTAGTATAAGGAGTGAGAAAGGAAACTCTAAGGTTGTCATCAAGAAACCTGGTGGTCAAAATGCTGGTAAGGGATTCTCTATTGGTTTAAAAGAAATAGATACAGCAGTTATCAAACATATCCGAAATATTATGAAACCAAAGGTAAGGGAGCAAAATGAAGTTATCTCTGTTCCTGTTCTTTATGGTAATGAAGAAAGGTGGAAGTCTGTTAAAGCAAGAGGTGCTTTACGAGATAAAAACGGAACAATAATATTACCTGTTATGGTAATAAAAAGAACATCGGTTGGATTTGATGATAATATGCCTATGTCATTTGATAATGACTTACAAGGTAAATTTATATCTGTAATCCGTTCAAGTAATGGGTGGAGTAAAAATAATAGGTATGATAGGTTCTCAATATTAACAGGTCAACAACCGGTTCAAGAATTTGTTAAGACTGGCATGCCAGACTTTGTAACTTGTAGTTATAGTATAGTTATGATGACATCTTATATAGAACAAATGAACGACTTAAATTCAGTTTGGTTAGAACACTTAGAAACTTACTTTGGTGTTCCAACATCTTATCGTTTTCTTTCATCACTTGATGGTGATATATCAAATGAAATAGAAATGGAATCACAAGGTGAAAGAATGATTAAGAACGAATTTACTATGACTATTAAGGGATATGTAATGCCAGAGTTTACCGATAACATCTTAGGTAAAACTGCTGAACTACAACGAGGATACAAACCAAAAAAAGTATCGTTTTCCGAAAAACTTATATAATTATATATATAAATTGTTATAACAAACTAAACAAGAGGTTTTAAATGTCCGAAATTAAATTTACAGAAGAAGAACTAACATCATTAGCTGAACTACAAAACAAATCTGCTGCTATAACAAACAGATTTGGTCAGTTGGCTATTGCTAAAATCAACTTAGAAAAACAAAACGAATCAGTTGAAGAAGAAGAGTTTAAACTTCATGAGGAATTGGAAGGTCTTAAAAAAGAAGAACAAACACAACTAGAGTCTATTACTAAGAAGTATGGTCCTGGTCAGTTAGATCCTCAAACAGGTGTATTCACACCAACCGTAGAAGTAGAACCCACAAAGTAAAAAAAACTACAATTATAAATCCTTTTTTTATCTTTTGAGAAAATAGGTAATATTTATATATGAATAATTATATTTAAATCATTCCTAAAAGTTTCGGAGAAATTAAATGGCTGAAAAAATTGTATCACCAGGTGTATTTACAAATGAAATAGACCAATCGTTTTTACCCGCGGCAGCCGGTCCAGTTGGAGCTGCTATTGTTGGTCCTACTGTAAAGGGTCCTGTTCTTGAACCAACCATAGTTAATTCATATGGTGAATATGTTAGATTGTTTGGAGAGTTGATACAGAGTGGTAGTGATAACTATCAGTTTTTAACTTCCCATACTGCTAAAGAATATTTAAGACAAGGTGGTCCAGTTACTATTGTAAGAGTAGCTGGTACTGATACTTCTCGTGCTACTGCTAATGTCGATTTAACTGTTGGTCCTACCGGATCATCAGACACCATATTCACTCTTGAAGCTTTAGGAGATGGTCCTCAGTTTAATAGCTTTGTAGCAACTGGTTCCGAGTTAGGAACTGATGAATTATTAACACCACAAGTAGATGGTATAACAAACGACCATTTTGGTACTGGATCATTTGGTGGTCGTGCTGATAACTTTCGTTGGGAAGTATCAAATCATAATACTGCTAAAGGTACATTTACCCTTTTACTTAGACAAGGTAATGATACCATAAAGAAAAAACAAATTTTAGAAACACATGCTAATTTATCATTAGATCCAGAGTCATCTGATTATATTTTAAAAAGAGTAGGAAATCAAACAAATACAATTGCTACAGAAGATGGAGTTGCTTATTTACAGCCAGTAGGTGAATTTCCAAATAAGTCTAACTATGTAAGAGTAAGTAGTTTACCTGATGGTAGAAAAACTCCTGGATATTTAAATACTAATGGTGATGTAAACAAACCTTATGCTGGAGTTGAAACAACTTATTTACCTCCGGTCGGTAGTGGTAGTTATGGTGGTGCTTTTGGATGGAAGACTGGATATCCAATATCCGCAACTGATACAAGTCAAACTGCTGGTGATTTAGGAAGTGCTGAAGTAGAACATCCATTTAATTTTTATGATAAAATAAGTGGTACTCAATCACAAGGTGTTGATTTATCAGTAAGTAATACTACCATAGGAAGTGGTGGATATGCTACTGCTCTAAGTTTATTATCTAATAAAGACCAATATAGTTTTAATCTATTAGTAATACCTGGTATTGTTGACCAACAGACAGACCATAGTGCTGTTATAAACCAAGCCATTCAATTATGTGAAGATAGAGGTGATTGTTTCTTAGTATATGATAACACTAACTTAACAGATAATGTAGCTACTGCTAAAACAAATACAGAAGTTCGTAACTCAAGTTACTGTGCTGCTTACTATCCTTGGGTTCAGATAATAGATGCTACTACTGGTAACTATAGATATGTTCCACCATCAACCGTGATTGCTGGGGTATATCATTTTAACGATGTAGTTGGACAACCTTGGTTTGCTCCTGCTGGTTTAAACAGAGGTGGAATTGATAGTGCTGTTCAGGCATATAAAAAATTAACTCAAGCTAATCGTGATGACCTTTATGAATCAAATGTTAATCCGATTGCTACATTTCCTGGACAAGGTGTTACTGTTTTTGGGCAGAAAACAACACAGAAGAAAGCTTCTGCTCTTGACCGAGTAAATGTAAGAAGATTGTTAATTAACTTAAAAACATTTGTTGCAAGTTCTTCAAGAGGTTTACTCTTTGAACAGAATACAAGTGATTTAAGAAATCAGTTTTTAAATGTTGTTAATCCTTATATGGAACAAGTTCAAGCTAATAGTGGATTGAATGCTTTCCGTGTTGTAATGGATGATTCAAACAATACACCAGAAACCATTGATAGAAATCAGTTGGTAGGTCAGATATTTATTCAACCTACAAAAACTGCTGAATTTATTGTATTAGACTTTGTAGTACAACCAACCGGAGCTGCTTTTCCTGAATAGATTTTTGGGAAAGTGATATTTATTATTATAGGAGATAAATAATGGCCGAACTTTTAGAAGCAAATAAGATATTTTATACACCATATGAACCGAAGTTAAAAAATCGGTTTATCATGGAAATTGGTGGTATACCTGCCTTTACTATAAAAACAGCACAAAGACCTCAAATAACTTTTGATGAGGTTGCTTTAGAACATATGAATATAACAAAGTATGTTAAGGGTAAAGGAAGATGGCAGACATTACAGGTTACAATGTATGACCCGATTGTACCATCTGCTGCTTCTGCTGTTATTGAGTGGGTTAGACTTCATCATGAATCTGCTACTGGTCGTGATGGGTATCAAGATTTTTACAAGAAAAATGTTACTTTTAATGTATTAGGACCTGTCGGTGATATTGTTGAAAAATGGACACTTTATGGAACTATGATTCAAGACGCTAGTTTTGGTGACTTAGACTTTAGTTCTTCAGAACCTGTTGAAATAACACTAACATTAAGATACGATTACGCTATACTTGAATTCTAAAGAAAAGTTGTAAAATATACAACAAGGAGTTATAAATGTCAGAACATAAGTTCCCTACGGAAGTTATTGATTTACCATCTGGTGGAAAAGTATATCCAAAAGACTCACCACTTGCTGAAGGTAAAATTGAATTAAAATATATGACCACAAAAGAAGAAGACATCCTTATGTCTGAAAACCTTATTAAGAAAGGTGTGGTTATTGATAAACTACTAGATAGTTTGATTGTTACAAAGGGTGTAAATCAAGCCAGTTTGGTATTAGGAGATAAAAATGCTGTATTGGTTGCTTCTCGTATCCTTGCATATGGTCCTGAATATACTGCTGAGGTAACAAACCCAAATAATCTTGAACAAAAAGTAGAACACACATTTGACCTTACTACTTGTCCCTTTAAAGCTTTACCTGATGGTGTTGATTATACAGATAACTCATTTGATTACACTACCGAGATAGGTAAGAATAAAATTAAGTTTAGATTATTAACTGGTGCAGAAGAAGTTCTAATAGAAAAGGATTTGAAACAATCTGCTAAGTTTGGATACTCAAGTGATATTACAACTAGATTGAGATATACTATTACAGAGGTAGATGGTGATAATAAACCAGAAACAATAAATTCATTTTCACAGAATATGCTAGCTCGTGATTCTGTAGCATTGAGAAATTACATACAAAGTATTTCTCCTGATATTGATTTGACATCAGAAATAGAAATAGGGGGTGAAACAGTTAGCGTGTCAATTCCGCTTACTGTTGGGTTTTTTTGGCCTAACTCCTAAAAATAAATTAGATATACACCAGTCTATTTTTTATTTTATCTAC